GTCCACCGGCGACCAGTCGCCCAGCAGCGTGCCGACAAGCTCGACGCCCACAGCTACGACGCCCTTGAACGTCTCCCAGAACGCAGATGCCCAGGCCACGATCGGCTGCCAGTTGTTGACGATGATTCCCAGCGGCGACCAGCTGAAGAGGAAGCGCAGCACGTTCCAGGCGACGACCGCCGCCGTCTTCATGCGATCCCAGACGCCGGCGAGGAAAGGCCCGACGACGTCCCAGTTCCGATAGATCAGGTAGCCCGCTGCCGCCACGGCCGCCGCGACCAGCAGGAACGGGGCGGCGAGCAGCGCGATCTGGCCGAGGCCCAGCGACATGCCCATCAGCACAATCTGCCCGGCGCGCAGTGCTTTGAACATGGCCCCCAGAGGCGCCAGCAGCATCAGCAGGCCGCGAGCCAGGATCGGCACGAGCACGATGCCCAAGCGCCCGATCGCGGCTCCGAGGCTCACAAGCGATGCCAGCGGCCCAGCGACGACCAGAACCCCGATCAGCTTGAGCGTGTTGCCCAGGCCGCCCAGCGTGGTCACCAAACCGGAGACAACGCCCCATGCCTGGCTGAGCCCTGCGGTCAGGCGCTCGATGCCGCCGGACTCGACCCAGTTGGTGAAGGCGTTCGCGATGCGCTCGACCACAGCGCCGATGCGCTGCTGCAGCAGCTCGCGGTTCGCGCTCATCCACCCGCGCATGCGGTCCACCAGCTTGAGCATGGCGGGCGCGGCCCGGCCGAGAATCTCGGCGCTGAGCACGCGAGATTGAACGCCGAGCTCCTCGACCTGCTCATCCATCTTGTCGAGGCCGGCGCCGGTCTCGGCCGACAAGACGCGGCCCGATCGCTCGAGCTCGTCGAAGAGTTCGCGCAAGGACTTGCCGCCCTGTCCCAGCGTACCGGCCAGCTTCGAGCCAGCCTTGCCGAACAGTTCCATCAGGACGCGGGTGCGCACCGCCGGGTTCTGGTTCTTCTCGATCGCATCCGCCAGATCGGGCAGCACGTCGACCAGCGACTGCACCTCGCCCTTGGCGTTGCGCAGGGGAATGCGCAGGCGCGTCATCAACCCGGCGAACCCCTTGTCCTTGCCCGCCGCCGCGTTCGCCATGCCCTGGTTGAACTTGACGATCGCGTCGTTGGTGGCCTCGGCCTCCATGCCCCCGAGCCGGAAAGCGCCCTGCAGCTTCTGCAGCGCGACGAACCCCACGCCTGTGCGATCGACCGCGTCTTGCAACCCTGCCGAATAGGCCATGGCCCCGCGCGAGGCGACCAAGAAGCCGGCACCAATGCCCGCCACGCTGAGCCCGCCCATGCCGATCAGAGGCATCAGCTGCTGTGTGGCATTGCGCGCGGCGCCGCCGACGTCGACCAAGGTCTTGTGGACCATGTTCGTCATGCGCATCAGGCCTCGGAAGTTGACCGTCGACAGCGACGTCAGCACCGCCTTGGTGCTGGCCGTCTTGATCCCGATCTTGTTCAGCGTCGGGCTCAGGCGGTCGACGGCGCTGATGATCGCCTGCAGGTGTGCTTGCTTGGTGCTCATGGCGTGGTTCTCTTGTTGGCTTCTTTCTGTGCCTTGATGAGGCGCAACGCCTGCGACTCCCACACGAGGAAGTCAGTGATCGACAGTTCGTCGATCACCGTGGGGCTTACTCGCCAGAAGTGCGCGAGATCGAAGAGGCGGTCTTCGAAGTCGTCGAGTCCCCGAAAAAACCGCAGATCTCCCCGTGCAGCGCCATGAAGTCGCCCGGGTGGATCTGGTCGACGGACGACATCGGAATCTTGGCGAGCCGCATGATGAACTTCGCGCCGATGTCAGCGCGCAGCTCCATGTCGGCCTCGCCCATGTCGTTGGCCTTTGCCATGAACGGGTAGCCCAGCTCGCGGATGTCCTTGGTGGTTGGTGCCGAAAGCACGAGCTCCTCGACCTCTTTGCCGTGCGCCGTGATCGGCTTGTTCAGGGGGAATGTGAGCCAGCTCATTGCCATTGCCCCCGCATGCCTTCGAACTCGAGGTCGGTGGTGCCGTCGTCGGCCTTGACCGTGGGCTCGCCCGCCAGGATGGCGCCCGAGAGGGTGTAGACCTTGCCGTTGGGCCACTCGGCCGTGATCGTCATGTCTTTGCCGTTGACGATGCGGTCCATCGGGAAGTCATCGCGAAAGATCGCGCTGACCTTCAACGTCGGCTTGCGGGCCGTCTCCTTGATGCCCGCCGGGCCGTTGGTGCCCATGACGATTTCCTTGGTCGTGTCACCCAGCGGAGCTTCGCAGCCGCCGCTGATCTCGAGCTGGTCGCCGTCGACCTTGACGTAGGTCATACCTGCTACACGTTTTCCCATGTTGGTTCTCCTTGAGTTTTGAATCAGTACTGCAGACGGAACTGGGCCAGCACCGCGAAGACGCGCAGCTGGTTGACCAGATCAGGCGGCAGAAGCACGTTGAGCCGGTTCGGGTCGTCGAGGTCGCGCTCGACGATCAGGTTCGCCGCGAAGGCCTCGGCGTTCTCTGCGATGCCCAGCAGCTCGAGGTCGGAGTACTCGGCGGCCAGCTCACCGCGGATCACCGAGGGCGTCACGATGGCCTGGCCGGCGCCGAATCGCGTGCCGTCGTCGGCCAGCTTGTGGCGCGGGTACTTCGTGGTGATGCGCGCACGCAGCCGGCGCAGGATGAACGCCAGGGTGTGCAGCGTCTCGCTGTCGAGGTACGACGGGTCGGCCTGCCCCCACAGGTTCTTCTGGTACGTCGTGATCGCGCGCTCGACACGAACCGCACCCGAGACGGTGTAGCTGGTCGCGATGCCGCTGGACAGCAACGTCTGGCGTTCGGTCTGGATGAAGCGCCCCGCCGACGGCGCCGGCAGGATGCCCACCAGCTCGCCGGTCTGCGTCGGACGGGCCGGGTCGGCGTTGATGTAGACCGCGTTGCGAGCACCATAGGCGGCGGCGAAGTCCCACACCACGTTCGGAATGCCCGGCTCCATGCCGGCCACCAGCGCATGCTGGTCATTGCGCAGCACGCCGGCTGCCTGCAGCGTTGCGAAGGCGCCGCGCATGGCCGAGTAGACGTGCCCGTAGATCTGGCGGTTCCAGGCCCAGCGTCCGCTGTTGTCGTTCATCAGCGTCTTGTAGGCATCGAGCGACGTGGTATCCGAGAACGGCGAGATGATGAAGTCGAATTCATCGTCTCCCATGTTCCCGATCGCAGTGTTGAGCGTCGGCGTGCCAGCGCCACCCGCCATTGCCGTTGCCACGGCCGCAATGCCGGCCGGCAAGGCCTCGCCACCAGCGATGCCGCGGTAGTTGAGCTGGACCACGATGTCATTGCCGATCACGCCTGCGTGGCGCGCGGTCAGCGTCACCACGCCGGCAGCCGCTGCGGCCGTGACCGGCAGGCGGGTGTCGGCATTGACTGCTGCAGCCACCGCCGTAGCGACGTTCGCGACGGTGTCAGCGTTAGCAACGCCCACCTGCAGCTTCTGTGCGCCGATGTACAGGGCCACCGTGCCGGCGGCCGTAGCTGCGCCGGTGAAGGTCACAGTGCCCGTTGCGGCGGCGCCGGCCGCCGGTGGCACGGGCACGCACCACAGCTCGCCGAACGGGTCGTTCAGGCGGTACAGCTCGTGCATGCGGGCCAGCATCGAGCCGACGCCGAAGATCGCGCGCGCCTGGTCGGTGGTGCTCACCAGCACCGGCTTGTTGTCGGCGGCCGAAGCACCCACCAACTTGTGGCCGATGAGCAGGGAACGGTTCTGCTGGCTGAAGTAGCCGGCTTGCGAGGCGTCGACCTCGGCGTAGAACAGCGGCACCCGCACGGCCTGCGGGATGTTGTTGAACGAGACGGGCATGGTTACTGTCCTTTGGTCGAGGTGCGGGTGGAACGGGAGTCAGAAACAGAAGAGCCCGCGACTGCGGGCTCTTCGGAGGGGGTGATCGGCAGGGCCGGATCGGGCGGGGGCGCGGCCACGGGGACCTCGCGGACGTCCTGGTCTGCGACGCGGCGCAGCCAGTACGGCGTGGGCTCGACGACACGGCCCTCGTCGGCCAGGTAGCCACCGCGCTCGGGGTCGGGCGTGGGGCGGTTCGGTTTCACGTGCATGTGCAAAGCCTCCTACGAGTCGGGAACGTTGATAAGTGCGCCGGCCTCGGCGCGGCCGTCCGGCCCCTTTCCGCCCGGGTAGGCGTTCGGGTCACCGGGGAAGTCGGTCGCCGGCGTGTTGGGGTCGAAGATGTCGATCAGGTCGACGCGAAGATTCAGGCCTTCGAAGTCGGGCAGCGCGGCGTTGCGATCTGGAATCCACGTGTCCTCGGTGCTGATGGCGTAGTCCGAGGAAAACTCCAGCTGGTAGTACATCCGCGCGCGATCGAGGTGCAGCAGCTGGCCGCCCTCGAAGGCGATCGCGTCGTAGTCGGCCTCCGGCTGAAAGCCCAGCAGCGCCTTGAACACCGCCTTGCGCACGGTATGCAGGTTGCTCGAGGCCGCCTGCCCCCGTTCGTCGGCGCGGTTGCTCAGCACCACGACGACGAAGAAGGCCTCGCGCACTGTCTGCTGGTAGCCGTTCTGGCTTCCCTGCTCCTCAGGCTGCTCGGCGGAGGGAATCACGTAGGCGGCCGGCATCTTGAGATTGGCCGCCTCGGGCAGGATCTCGAACTTCGCAGCGCCGCCGACCGTGCCATTGGCGAAGACGGGAGCGCGCTGTCGCAGCTGCGCGATGATGACGTCGAGGTTCATTTGCGCGGCACCAGCGAAGCCTGCAGCGCTTGCGTCAGCGCATCCGTGGCGCCGGCCGTGCGCTCCTCGAGCGCGTCGACCATGTAGTCTGCGCGCGCCTCGAGGCCGGGCTTCAGCACCTTGCCGTTTCGCTTTTTCGCGCCGTGCAGCAGGAACGCGGGGTAGTAGAGCCGCCCCATGCGCGCCGTCTTCTCGGGCCGCGCTACGGCCGCAAGCCCGCCGCGCAGGACCTTGCTCTTGATGGCGCGCTGCAGGACGCCGCTGCTGCGGCCCGGATACTCGCCCGGGCCAGATGGCGACGATCGCCCTACTTTCGCGCGGGCAGCGCCACGCACGATGGTGATCTCCTGGCGCAGGGTCTTGCGGATCGGCCGCTTGTCGTAGTCGATGCGCGAGAAGCCGAGCAGTCGCACGTTGAGCTCGTTCATGGCTTGATGCTCCCGAGTTGTTCCAGGTCGAGCAGCACGAACATGCGCCCGCCCTTGATGTCTGTCGCACGCCGCACGCGGTACCGCATGCAGCCGTGCTCGACCACGTGCGCGCCGCCGATCACATCGGCATTCATGCGCGACGTGCGCCAGGTCGCCAGGCGGTGAGTCACGCCCGACTCGACCTGCGCAGTGCCGTAGAACAGCGCCGCGCCGGTCGGCAGCAAGCTGGCCCACACGCGGAACCCGCAGTGATAGGTCTGCTCGACGTCGGTGGTGCCGGCAGGTTCGTCCTGCCACACCTTGACCCACACGCACTTGTCCATTTCCCCCGGAGTGGGCTCTTTCATTTCAGGCCCCCTGCAGGCGGTAGCCGCGCACGTAGTCCACCGCTGCCGTCGGCATGCCCGTGCCGCTGCCATTGCCGCGATTCACGTACAGGTCCGTCAGGGTCAGCAAGATGGCGGTGCGGATGAGGTCATCGCAGACCATTGGCTTGACGCCGGCCGTGCCGGCGGTG